TTTAAATATGGCGGAGAGATAGGGATTCGAACCCTAGGTACCGGTGAAGGTACAACGGATTTCGAATCCGTTTTCACCCCTAATAGCCATTGGGGGAATTTGCCTGGGACCCCTTCAGGGCCTCACTTTCGACGTACTACCGTCACACATGCTTAACCGTGTTTTGGGGGAATCATTGCACCAAATTTGCACCATCACTTTCCGAGTCCGTCGAAGGCCTGTTCACAGGTCACTCCGCGTCCGTGGCTTTGATCAGCATAGTCCGCCAGATTTCCCGCTCTCTCATCAACGCGCTTGAGCACGTCGGCGAGCACCAGGGCGGCACGGGTAGCTGCCGCGCTTGCGGCGGCAGTGCAGGAATTGCCGCTGGCTTGACTGGCTGCGAGTCGAGCGGCAAGGGTGTCGGCTGCCCCGCGCAGGCTGTCAGCAGAAGCGCGAGCAGCGGCAGCATCAGCCGTGGCTTGATCGATCGTGCGTTGACCATCTTGGATCGCCTTGTTGATGGAGAGTTGACGAGCTTGTTCTTTGACGCGCTCGGCGGCTTCGTTGTCCGACTTCGCCCTTGCGTCCCAGGTGTTACGATCGTTCCAGGCTGATTGCCACTCAGCGTCCTTGACCGACAACCCGTGGTGATAGGCGCCGAACAGAGTTGCAGCCACCAGCAGCACCGCAGCTATATAAGGAAGGAGTCGCAGCAATAGAGGATTCATGCCAGCACCTTAAGCGCGGCTTTGTAGAAGGCCAGGCGCTCGGCCAGGCCATTAACGCCGCCATTGATGCGCCGAGTTATCATCTCGAAGTCGCCATTGTCAGCCAGCGCATTCAGGTTGCGCGAGTTCCAGAACCACGCCGCCGACTTACAGGCCCATTCGGCTTGCTCGAGCAGTTCCGGCGTGCGCAGCAGGCGGTCATCGCCGAACAACGCCTTGCTGCACGCGAGGTAGTTGTCGTGCCCAGTGATCTGGATCAGGCCGCGCCCGCGGTACTTCTGCCCATCGCCATCCGCCTCAGGCGTATTGCCCAGTCGCTTAGCCAGAGTCCCTGTGTCGTACTTGCTCAGGTACTGGTCGCCACCGAGCTCCCGGACGTACCGGAACTGGCCAGACTCATGCCCCACCTGGGCGATGAACGCCGCCACGCGCAGACGGGTGTTGATCTGGAAGCGATCCATCGCCAGATTCAGCGCAGACGCAAAAACGCCGGCTTGCTTGCCGGCGCTCGGGAGGATCTGCAGCAACTGTTGCGCGGTGATTGGCATGTCAGATCGCCTTCCAGGGGTTGATTTTGGTGGTCATGCCTTTCGGCTCTTCGGTCGTGCCTGCATGGCTGGCTTGACCTTGAAGCCGAATCGCACGACAAAAGCGTGTTTCGCGCTCCACTGGTGAACCCAGTAGAAGCCGTACCAGTGCCGGCCGCCGTTCTCGACAATGACGAACTGCCAGCCAGCTTGGCCCGGACTGTCCTCAACGGTGTAGTCGCCGCGGTAAGTGATCGTGCTGCCTGCCACCGGTGCTTGCCACAACTTGACGAATCGCATGTTGTTGACCGGGTTGCGCGCGGCTGCCCACCACCACATCGCCTTGAATGAGTCGACCGGCCAGCCAAATGGCGTGTTGGCCGCCCACCAGCCGCGCTTGTCGCCAAGCAGGCCGTCGTAGTCGTTGCCGAACAGCCAAACCCAGCGAGGCAAGTTGACGATCGGGCGCCCATCGCTGCCACTGATGCCAGGCACGCGAAACGGAATCGCCGCCGTCACCACGAACAGCCCCAGAAAGTCGAGAATCAGGTTCGACACCAGCAGGAAACCCCACTGAGCGAGCGCCTTGCAGATGTCGAGCATGGTTTTCTCCGGGCATGAAAAAGCCCGCACTCGGCGGGCCCTGTTCTTTTGGGTTTTTTATTGCTTTACAAGCTTGGCAGGAATATCCGGCCACACAATAGTTACCGGGAAACCTGACTGCTGAGGAACATCGCACAGCAAATTTGCATACTCGTGAAGTTCAGTGCGCTTCACGATCAGTGCGGCGATATACGACTGATCAACAGTCATGTCGATTTCACGCCTAACTATTTGCACGCCGATGTCGTAGATTTCACTAAGTTGACGGTTCCTTTCTGCCCGAGCAGGACCAGCCATGGCTGCCTGCTGAGCTGGAAGCCGGCCAGGAAAGGCCGCTCTCAACTCTTCCTCCGACGCCTCGTAATCGAAAAGCACCTCGCCTTCCGAAACGATGTAGTCATCGTCAACTCCACGGTACCCATCACCCAAATGGCTATAACAAAGTTTCATTTATTACTCCAAAGCCTTACGGCTTACAGGTTATTTGTCCAACCAAGGCAGGATACGGAGCATGTTGGCGAAGCAGCGTTGCCCGCGTAATAAACAGTGTTAGTTGCCAGAACAAGCTCATAACTTTGAATGAAGGAGAAACCAGATCCGCCGTTACCTACCGAAATGCACGGTGACCCGGGCATGAGGCTCATGATCGGCACCGGGGAGATCTGGGTTGTCCCGACAACACTCAATGTCGCAACCGACACCTTGATTTTCGAAGCGTTTGGCGGAATCCGCAGAGATGAGCCACTGACCGCAACGCCTGTTGCCCCAACTGTGCCCTGGATGCCAGAGGCGATTAGCGGCAAGAGAGTCAGGTTGGTGCCGGCAGCAGGGCTAAACTGTGCATCAGCGCCGCGTTGAATGATCGGGAACGGGAATTTATTCGCGGTGGCGTCCGTATATACCGCGCCAACCCGGGCCTTGTGCGTGTATCCGGACGGCATAGTCGGCGCTGTCTCGCTGAGAGACAGCAGGCCGGCAACGGTTGTGCCGTTCCAGATCACCCAGACATAGTACCAGGTGTTAATTGTCTGAGAACTGGCCGCGCCAACGTCCAGCCCGTTTGCCCCGGCATTGGCAAAGCTTGGGGCGATGCTGACCGCGCGCAGCGTTTGGTATTGGTTCGAACTGTTCTCCAGAACGATTTCATCAGCGGTAATGGTAACGACCGCGCTCAGGCCAGTAGTCGACACCACCAGGTACTTGAAGAGCCCCTGAAGACTTGGACCTGCCGCCACCAAGGTTTGAGCCTGGCCGAGTGGTACAGCGTGCTGGCTTTTGGTTGCGGTAGCGACCTGCGCGCCGCCACCGGTGGCATCCGTCAGGACCCAAGACCCAGCGCCGATCGAGCTGTTCCATTGCAACCATGCATCGCCCGTAGCGACCATCTCCCCGCCCTGAAGCGCAGAATGGGCTGCGCCGACAATAGGCGCGGCAGCAATCACACCGGGGGCCGGGGTAAATGTACTGGCCGTGGTGTTCGGGTTTACCACCTTGATACACACACGCATCTTGTCGGACAGCGTGGTGATTGCCGGCGTGAAGTTGGCGGCGTAGGCGTTTGCAGAACCGATGTCATTGGCGCTGCACGTCTGGCCGCCCTGCATAGACTGCAGCAGGCCGGCCGGCAAGAGTGGTGCGCCGCTGTACTGGGTGATGTTGCCTGCGGTGATGGTCGTTTGGCCGAAGGCCACGGTCACGACATACAGCCCGATGTACCCGACGTCGGGTGACGGAGTGACCTGGCTGCCTGTTACTGCCGAGGCACCAGCCTTTACCGCAACAACTGCAATACCCTTGCGGTTGGTGTTCTGGGTCAGGCCATTGTTGCCCATGCCGCTATACGGCATCGCTGGGTTGGCGCTGTTGTAATACGGCAACAGTACTGGGGTGGAATCAGAATCCTGATACGTCACCTGCACCAGGTAGTTGATGGATTGACCAGTAGTGCCGGGCGCCGGGCAACTCAGCGTCACGCCATCGAGCAGGATGCCCTGCTTCATGATCGAGTGAGTGGTGTCAGCCGGGAGCGTCGAGAATGCCAACGCGTCGATGCTGGTCAGGCTGTAAATCTCACCTGGAGCACAGAGCACCTGCAGCGATGCAGGCCCGGTTGGCGTAACGGCGAACCCGTTGGCCATGGTGCTGGTGCCGAGCATCGCGGCGGAAAGCTTCGCCACGCCGATCATGGCGTCTTTTGCCATCTGGAGCAGGCTGGTTTCCGGCAAAATCTGGCCCGGGTAAACGATCTGTCTGTCCATGGAATCCCCAATAAAAAGCCCGCACAAGGCGGGCATAGAGTTGAATGAGTGAGATCAGTTGGTGATTCGGTACCAGACCGTCGAGCCGTACATCTTGGTGGCTTCAATGGCGGCGACGATATCGGCGTCGGATACATCGGCGAACAGTTGAGAGGCAGGGACCAAGGCGCTGGTCTGCGATAGCCCGAACCAGTTGGTCGCTAAGCCCGGCCAGTTCGCCGCCCCGCTACCGCTTGGCCTGTAAGCAGTGACAAACGCCTGATAGGGACAGCTGACGGAGCCGACAGGCCCCGCCACGCCGAGACCGAGCGTGATACCGAGACAGCCGCAGTCGTCTGGCTTGGCCGGCTCAATAATCAGCGGGTGCCGCCCGGTCAGGTCGAACAGGACTTGGTCGATACTGCGGCGCGTGGCCCGCTCACGGAAAATGTTGATCAGAATCCGGTTTCGATAGCTCTGGTCGAGCTGCGTGGCGTAGCGCAACAGGTTGTTTCCGAAGAAATCCAGCCCGATCAGATCGAGCCAACCGTCGGTAGCCGTCTTGATCCGCGTCTGGTTCTTGGCGTAGAGGTAGAGGGTGAAACCCCACGATAGAGCCTGGGCGTAGCCCCACAGCAGCGCATCTCTGACGGGGTTGTTGTCGCCGAACCAGCCTGGAGGCAAAAGACTCTTCAGCCGGCCGAACATGTCCGTTTGGTCGCCAACGCTCATTTAAGCCACCGCTACTGTGCCGGGTCGGATGACCTGTTTATTGGTTGCGCCGACATCTGCGATGCCGCCATTGAGCAGAACACCGGAAACGTTGGTGATCGCAGGAGTGACCGCGTATGCGATGGCCGCCAGTTGCGTGTAAGGCAGGATCTGTCCGAGCGTCAACCCAGAGATGTAAGCCTGAATCGCCGACGTGACCTGCGCCACGACCACGCTGTGCGTCACAGAAGGGTCGGTGGTGATAGTCC